GTTGTAGTACAGCCAACCGGCAGAGCCTGTGATACCTGTCCGACGACACTTCACGACTTGCACCTGAGTGCTATTGCGTGTGTATTCGTCCTCTGACATTTTATCACGACTGAGCAAGATTGTGTTGAATGCGATCTGTTTGATTGAGCCTGAGCCCTTCAGGTCGTATTCGTTGACGTTATGCGGATTCGAGATACTAGGCTTCCGCATGTGGCTGACTACGATGATCGACACGTCAGTTTCCTTGGCGAGCTTGAGCAGGCGGTCCATAAAGTCGTCTATGGTCTCGTTGCTGTTGCTCGTCACGGCGGCCTGCAGTGGGTCGATAATCAACACGTCGCACCCGTTACCCTTGACCATCGCACGGAGCTTCAGGAACAGTTCATCCGTATCGACAGCACCTTGGTGGTCGAGTAGGAATATCCGTCCGTCCGTAATGATGTCGGTCCGTAGCTTGTCAAAGTCAATGTTGGACCGGTCCTCGAGTGACAGGTTGTGGCCTGTCTGGATCGTCAACAGGTTTTCAATCGCCTCGCCACGGGATGCCTCGAGAAACGCACAACCAATCGTCTTGCCAGTGTTCTCCCAGAAATGGTAGGCGATCTCGTTGACCATCGTGGTCTTACCGACAGACGTCAAGGCACCCAGGACCGTGATCTCACCTGCGGCAATGCCTCCGTTCATCATCGAGTTAAGTGAACCAAACGCCTCAGGGAACGGGATGATCTCCTCAGTGCCACGCTTGATGAAGTCAGGCCATGCGTCCTCGAGTGTGATGATACCTGCCATGCGATATGCCTTGGCTTCCCACCACTGCGACACGAAGGCTCTGACCTTGTTGTGCATGAGGTAGTCTGAGGCGTCCTTGTAGTCCGTCAGCTCGACGATCTTGGCCTTGTTAGGACTGAGTACTTGAGCACACTTTTCTGCCGCCTCACGGCCTGCAGAATCAGCGTCAAAGCAGATGACTACGTTCTCGAACCCTTCGATCCACTCGAGGTTTTGCTTGAAGTCCTTGACAGCACCTGCCGCACCCTTGGCAATTGAGACGACAGGATACTTAGACCCAAGCATCTCAAAGGCCGCCAGTGCATCCAGTTCGCCCTCGACAACCGTTACAAACCGGCCCTCGTTCTTGAACAGGTTTTGACCAAACAGGACATTGCGACGCATGTCACCTTGTGTCTGGAATTGTTTCGTCTTGACGTCACGTACCTTGGCACCGATGACGTTACGACCGTCCGTATATGGATAGTAGTGCTTGCCGTCGTCAGTGACAGTGACGCCGTATTTCTTCGCAGTGTCGAGTGATATGCGACGCTCAGGTATCGACGCATAGCTCCCCTGTATGTCAACAGGGCGTGTGTACGACACGACGTTATCTTGTTGTGTTGCTTCCACTCCGTCTACCTTCTTAAAGTGAGTCTGACAGGCAAAGCAGAAGCTGTGCCCGTCAGAGTAAGCCCCAAGCCCATCCGAAGATGGGCATTTAGGGCAGGGACGATGCCCAAGAAAGTCTGGCTCAGAACTCGCCATCATCGGCTAGTCCTTCAGTCTCGCCTTTCTCGACAACACGAATTGCCTGCATGTACGGAGTGCACCCGTGGACAGGATGTGGATTGCCTAAGTTGTACTTGATACGCACCTTGTCGCCCCAACGGACTGAGCTTTTAGATACTGGCTCGCCTTCGTTGTCGATGACCATGAACTCGTCGAACTTGGTCGTAAACTTACGCTGTGGTGTGTCTTTGTACATCTTGAGCTTGACACCTTCGGACTCGAGCTTCTTGGCCTCGTCGTCTTCGAGTGTTAAGACAATCGAGTATTTACCGGTCGACTGACCCATGTAGATCTCGTGCTCTGTTAGGTTCGCAAATGCGACGGTTCCGTTAATTACTGACATTCTTCTACCTCCTCTGGTGTGAATGCATTTAACATATTGTACAGGTCCGTTAAGAACTCTGCATTGATGCCAGTTAAGGCGGCATCGTATTGCGGCTCAAGGTCGTAGAGTGTATCGCTGACCCTGTTCCGTAATTCCATAATGATAATCTGAGTGCAGACATCTTTCAACATGTTGTGATCTCCTTAAGAGCCCTAAGGTATTCCTTATGCTCTACCTTAGCTCTCTTGAGTTGTTTCATATTAGTATGTTTAATAACTGACCTAAGTTTCTTCCTACGTCTTCTTAAGTATATCATAAGACACCTTAGCACGATTTGTCATCACTCACAAGCCCCTCGATAACCTCAGGCCATTCGCACTCCTCCTCGAACTTGGCCCGCTTGATCTCACTCAAACAACCACCGCAGAGGTCGAGGAACTCTCCCGTGTTCGGGTCCTTACGTGTCGACTCGATATCGTCGAGGTCTACATTGCACGCTTTACATTTCATGATCGTTCTCCAGTGTTGACATTAAAAAACAGATTATAAGCCCTAAGATGATCGAGGGCAACACGACCAGACAGACAAACAAAAGGTCTGCTGATCCTTCGGTCTCTTGTTTAGTCGTCACGTCGGTCACCTCGCAGGTGCTCGAAGGGTGCACCGTCACGCTCAATCAGTAGCCACCCTAAGAATGCACCGACGCCTAAGGCCACGCAGAATGCGAGCATGACCGTCAAGGCATAGAATAGATCAAACACTGTATAACTCCCGATAGGTTCTGATGGATTGCTCGAGTGTACCGTCATGATATGACCCTGTCAGACCGTGTGAGAGGCCCTGAGAGCGACGCTTGTACACTTGGGCAAGCTCCCCTGCATCATTCCAGTCTGCCTCCTCTGAGAGGAACTTATACCAGTCCCTCGCACAGTCGATTGTGAGCCCGCCATTGAGCGGGCACCGGTTGACCTTGGGTAGTCTCATATCTTTTGCTCCTCGACCCACTCTGCATAGGCGTACTCGTGGTCTCGTTGGTAGATTGTTTCATATACTTCAATCCATGTATCGTCCGTGCAGTGGTGCCCGTTGATGGCCTCAATGACTTCCTCAATGACCCACTTTAGACGCTCGTCGTACATGTCGTCGTGTCCTGTCTCAGGGTCGATATCGTGTAGTTTCATGTTCAATACTCCTCGTCGTCGTCTGGTAGATCGTGGTTACGTCGTCCAAACAGTAACCAGAAAATCATTGCTAGTAGTTCTCTCATGGTATTCCTCCTCCTCCATTGTGTGCAGTATGCACTACAGCCCAGCACCTGTCACCTGTTTCCAAGTTCGACCGGTAGCGATATCGTGTATCGCATTCCTTGAGACCTCGAACTTGTGAGCGATGGCCGACTGTTCGACTCCTTCCCCAAGGAGTGCATCAATAAGACGCACGTCCTCAGGTGTGAGCTTGGCAGTGTGCACTCGTGTTCCGTGGTAGTTTTGGTTCACACGGATACCTTTTGCTCGTGCCATGTTGTCAGTCCTTATCTGGTCGCATTTCGTATACGTTGAAGCCCTGACCCTCGAGAGTGTCGAGGATCTCAGCCGGTAGATAGCCACCGATTCCGTCGTAGTCGACAAGCACACCATCTTTGAACCATAGGCCGCCACCGTACTCGTCACCGTAGTCGTCATGCTCGAACCAACCGTACCGATATGGCATGTCCTTGTCCTCCTCGTGTATGCCGATCTCAAACCGTTTAGTGTGTATTACTATCATGTTGTATTGCCTCTTGTGTGTGAGATGGTGACCTTACGCCACCATCTTGAGTTTAATCAAGTTCTTTTGCATCTTACGTCCGTGTGCGACGTATGCAATGACCGGCGCATCCTTAGACCAACATGCACGGCACGAGCCGCACTTACCTTCACGCTCGTATGCTTCGCACACTGTAGAGCCCTTGGGTGCGTCCTCAGCGTACTCGACGATGGTGGACGTAGTCACACCCTCAATTGTCTCACCCGTGATGCTGTCTGAGCTCTTACGCACGACGACGTTAGGCAGTGATTGCATGGCGTCAAGCACCTTGTGGAACTTGGCGAACTTGTGCATGCGGGTCGGTAACCAATGGCGACACCATGGCGTGCGCTCCATGACCTCGAGGACCTTACGTGCTAGTCGGATATCATACAGATCGCCGCTATCGAACCAACGGAAATAACGGTCAGCGTCGAGCTCCTGCACCATCTCATCGACCCACTCTGTTCTTTTCCAATCCTCCTGATTGTGTAGTCGTGGAGCTTTTACGTTGGGAAAATTGTAGTTTCCCGTGGTGGCGTAGCATCCAGAACATGCGGCTACAAGCTCACCATCGGGCCCGACAGAGCCCGGGCATGTAGTCAAGGCCTGAAGCGACCACGAGCGGCACGGCATCTTTGAAGCTTTAGAGAGTTTGATCATGGGTAATTCCTCCGTTGTGAACATGGGCGACACTAAGGCCGCCCGTTGTGTATGTCAAATTATGCCCCGTACAGGACCCGACCGGCCATCCACTGGACGCACTCACGCATAGTGCCTGTAGCAAACGGGTGCAGGTCATTCTCACCACTCTCAGCCTCAAGGTCGATGCATGACCAAACAATAGACTCGTCAGGCTTCATGACCTGAGCGAGCTCAAACCGTGTACGGTCGTCTCGTGTGTAGCCGTGCATGCCTAGGCGGTCGACGTAAATGGTAGTCCCACCGTGTGTCTGGGCCATTTCGTCCAGTGTCTCGAATGTTGTCCATGTAGTCATGCTGTGTACTCCTGTTGTGTATCTACTGAAATCATATGCAGTACCTATGCCAACTTTAGAAACTCCAAGACAATCAATAACTTACTACTTACCATTAGACTTTAGTCTTGTTACTGTTGGTA